GATTGTTTAGCTGGAAGCATAGGGGTTGGTTCGCGATCACGACCTGTGAGTCTCCGAAGGCGGTGATTTGCTTCTGAAGAGGGCCGTACGAATTGATCTTAAGCGTTTTAATCGCCTGCGCGTTCTTTTTAACTGTAGAAGGTTTAGCAGGAGCTGCACGAGCGCGAGCAAAGGCGGCTTTCCTTGCGCTACTGCCGCGAGACACATAAGCAGAACTTCTCTTAGATGTCTGGGGGCGGACGCGGTTGACTGACTTTCCATAAGGCATGGGATACTATATCTATAGATTTTTATTTTTGGGAAAGTTCCGCGAAATTTCTTTTTTCGAAAAATTTTTTGGTTTAAAAGGAAACTTTTTTTTTCTTGGATACTATAAAATGGGAGGTTTTCGACTTTGGTGTTTTACGAACTACGACTTGTCCTTCGACTACGAGGCGTATATGGAACGTTCGGGTGCGCAGTATGTGGCGTGGGGGGACGAGGTTTGTCCTACGACTAACCGCCAGCATCATCAGGGGTTTGTATATTTTGCCGTGCAGAAGACGTCAAAGAAGAATGTTGCGGCGGATCTTGGTAAATCACATGTGGAGCCGTGTAGGGGATCGTTAACGGATAACGAGGCGTATTGTGCAAAAGAGGGGTCTTATCACGAGTTGGGTGTCAAGCCCGCACAGGGGGCTCGGGCTGACCTGAAGGATCTAAAGGATGAGATTGTCGCGGGGAAGCGATCAGTGGATGATATTACCATGGACGATCCCATGGTCTATCACCAGTATGGGCGAACGCTCGAAAAGATCGAGGATATCGCCCTGCGGAAAAAGTTTAGGACTGAAATGACTGTGGGCATTTGGTACTATGGGGAGACGTGCGGGGGCAAGTCTCACAACGCTTATGAAAATTTTGATCCGGCCACGCATTACGTGTGGAAGGATGATAACGGGTGGCAGGATGGCTACGCGGGTCAGGAGACCGTGGTGATTGATGATTTCCGCGGGGGCATTCCGTACAACGAACTGCTGCGCATAGTGGACAAGTGGCCATATACGCTTAGGCGAAGGAACCGGGAGCCCGTCCCCTTCTTGGCGAAGACTGTGATCGTCACGTCTTCTCTGCCGCCTAATATGGTTTATAAGAACCTGGCGGCTAATGATTCACTCGCTCAACTCCTGCGGAGATTTGAGGTTATCGAGTGGTCTTCAGAGTCCAAGGTTTTGGCTCAGAAGTGCTCAGAGGGTAATACTGGAACCTCTGAGCCATTTTTTGATGCGTGTTAGCCGCTGCCTGCCGCAGGCGCAACACAGGCAGCTCGGGTTGGGGCTGCGTCCCGCAGACTGGCTACCAGCCCCGGGCGTTTAACGGTCGTCTCTTGTTGAGCTGACGGGGTCTCTCCAGACTATGGTTCTGAAGCAGTCTATGAGTACGCGATCTCCTGTAGCGATCGCGGCGGTGGAGGACTCATCGTCTGTAGTAATGACGCACCATATGTTGTCATATGGATGCTGATTGTCGAAGGCGTAGCTTCCCTTTGAGATGTTTCCGTCCTCATTGTTCGGATTCATCTCTACTTCCTCGTTCAGGGGGAACTCGTCTGTGGAAGTGTCGAGTTGCTTATAGGCCTTGTTCATGGGTACGTACATGTTGACGAGTTTGACGGGTGGGGTCGTGGCCTCGGTAGTTTCACGGTCCTCGGCCGTGTCTAGTATGTTAGAGCTAGCTCTCGAATTCATGTAAATTGTCTTCTCCTGTATGATGGTAAAGAGTTTGCGATCGACTCTGTGGGCGGTAAAACCGACTGTGTTGGCGAAATGTGGGAGTAGCGCGGGCATGAAGTTGTTACCAGAGTGTTGGTCCCATAGGTTGAATGGGATGCGCTTTTGTTTTACGATTTGGAACTTAACGCGTGTGCAGTCTACGAATCCGCTAACACGGAAGCGTAGCTGGACGTATTTGATCCAACATTTCGGGCCGTTTGGCTGATGGTCTTGCATGTCTGACGTGAGGTTGTCCTGGCACACGGCAAAGTCTGTGAGGCGGTCAACTCTCTGGTCGGCCGATAGGTGTGAGCGTAGGACCTGTGGTCCGAAGAGGGCGTGGCCTGGATTGTTTAGCTGGAAGCATAGGGGTTGGTTCGCGATCACGACCTGTGAGTCTCCGAAGGCGGTGATTTGCTTCTGAAGAGGGCCGTACGAATTGATCTTAAGCGTTTTAATCGCCTGCGCGT